TGCCGTAAACCCTTCGGGTGATGCTGCAAGCGGAATCCTACGCCCTGAACAGGCACGTCGTTTTATTGACTACGTTTGGGATGCTACAGTTCTCGCTCAAGATGGTCGTCGTGTGACGATGAGAGCAAACACCATGGAATTAGAGAAGATCAACGTCGGTGAGCGTGTAATTCGTGCTGCTGCACAAGCAGTTGGCGATTACAAGAACACTGGTGCTACATTCTCAAAGGTAGAACTTACAACCAAGAAGATTCGTCTTGATTGGGAAGTATCTGCTGAAGCACTAGAAGACAATGTCGAGGGTGGTGCATTAGAAGATCATCTCGTTCGCTTGATGACAAATGCATTTGCTAATGACATTGAAGATCTTGCAATCAACGGTGATGGTGCAACAGCACCATTCCTTTCCATTATGCCTGGCTTCATCAAGAAGCACAAGGATAATGGTGACTCGCATGAAGCAGCCGTAACAGTTGCTGACAATGCTTGGACACCTGCAGTAATGCAGGATATCATTCTCGCTATGCCACGTAAGTACCGTGCACTTAAGAATAACCTTAAGTTCTATGTAGGTACAGATGCATTCGCAGGTATCGTTAAGAATAACGGTACATTGTCTGATGCAATCGCAGAGGCACTTGGAAAGAATGGTAACACAAGCGCTAACACTCAGTCTTATTTAGACGGTGCTGGCCAGACATTCGGTGGAGCACGTACAACTCGTGTTCTAGGTATCGATGTTCAAGAAGTTCCTTACTACCCAGACAATTATATTGATCTGACGTTCCCACAGAACCGTGTATGGGGCTTCCAGCGTGATATCGTCGTAAACCGTGAATACGTTGCGAAGAAGGACACAATTGAATACACTGTATTCGTCCGCTTCGGTATTCAATGGGAAGAAGAAGACGCAATTGCGTGGGCAGATGCTGCTGCAGATGCATAATCTGTAATCAGTAACCTTTGAGAGGGGGCAGGGGCTAGTTCTCCTCCCCCTCTTATCTTTAGTATTCTGTTATAATAGTTCATATAGGAGGTTAAATAATGGAAGAAAATAATTTTAATAATGTAAATAACGAAGTATCAGTTGAAAGTGCTCCAGAGGCTCCTGTTGAATCAGTAGTTACTGAAGAACCTGTAGTTGAAACAAAGGTAGAAGAAGTTGCTGCTGCAAATAATATTGAAGCGTCAGTTTCTGAAGTATCAGAATCACCTGATGCTATTACCACAAACGACTTAGGAAGATCTGCAAGTGATACAGTACAGGCTGTAGGGTCTATTGTAAATGGTGTAATTGGTGTTGCAGAAACACCAAGACCAGTTAAGAGTGCAGCACCTGCCTCTAAGAAAAAGTCAAATAAGACCATCGCAGTATTCTCAACAAAAAATGTAAGTTGGGGTGGGGTTGGCAAAGTTTATCGTGGATACAATATCGTAACACAAGAGCAAGCAGATAAGTGGCTTACTCGTGACCACGTAAGAATTGCTACACCAGAAGAAGTAGCCAAGGAGTTTGGTCGCTAAATGGAAGTTCTGAGAGTTCCGCCATATAATTTAAGCGTTACACTTGATGTTGCTTTAGCAACTACAGAGTATGAATACGCTATTACTGATATGGCGGACTCTTCAGAAATAACAGGGGAAGTTACGTCTAATGCATCAAGCAAAGTAATTATTCCATTATCTTCAAAATACGATACTCAGTATAAAGTCACGGTAGATGGAGAGGATACGTATGTAGATGTAGTACGTCCATATGTAGATCCTAATACTAAGGGTACAACGGCTAGTGACATAGAAGCATATAGACAAAGCGAAGAATTAGCAAGAGCAATAATTGATTCGGTTTGCGATGTAGAATTTTATTATAAGAAAAAAGTTATAGAGACAACTGGTTTGGGATTAGATTATATTCCAATATGGGTAGATGCCAAAAAGGTATTAAAGGTATACGAGAATAACGTTCTGGTGTATGACGTAGATGATTTAGAAAACTCTACTTTTGAGTTTGAAATAACTGGGGATGGATCTGCAATTAGAACTGCATATCCAGATTTAATTAATCGCAATGAATCAAAGCCAATATTTTATCCAGGATCTCCAACAGATTATTTAGAGTTTATGTTTTCTGAAAGAGGATTTCCACGAGGCTGGGATTATAAGATAGAGTTAGAAGTGGGATATCATAAGGTTCCATCAGACATAGTTAAGGCAACAGAGTTACTAGTACATGATATTGATTGCGGTAAGTTAGATTATTACAAGAGATATATTGGTGCATATAATACTGATCAATTTAGAATTCAGTTTGATAAGGCTGTATTTGAAGGCACTGGAAACTTAATAGTAGATAAAATACTTAACAAATATCGTAAACCGATTGAGTTCGTTGGAGTACTATAATGGTTATATGCGAAACACCAGACTTCGCATTTCCTATGCAAGCAGATGTTTATCATCCAATTGTTGAGCAAGGTGTATATGGAGAAGTTAAGAAAACTTGGATTTTAGACAGAACAATTGCATGTTCTTTTACTACAGCAGGTACAGCATTTAAAGAAGAAGTTCAGCCAAACATTAATATAACTCAAGATAAACTACTTATGGGTCGTGTTAAAACAGATATCAGAATGTCCAGTCTAGAGGCTCGAAATTCTATAACTAACGTAATTATAACTAACATAAGAGATAAAAATTGTAATGAAATATATCTAGAAACATCAGGTCCACGTGCAGGCAAGTCTACAATATTTGAAATAGCGACACAAGATCCATTTGCTGGGCCATTCGGAAATGTTGAATATTATAAGTTAGTTATCCGTAGATCTGAAAACCAGGCGGTAGATGTATGATAGTTAAGTTTAATAATGCGATGTTTAAGAAAGATATGAAAAATATTATTGATTATTCTATAGGCTTTTTAGATGGTATTCAGGGCGGTAAAAAAGCATTCCTTAATGTAATAGGTATGGAAACTGTAGAGTTAATGAAAGAGTATATAGACTCAAATGCTAGAGTAAATCCTAGAATGTTACACCACGTATATGAATGGAATCAGACTGGAAGTCCTGATGCAAGATTATATGATATTCAATATACTACAAGCAATTTGGGCTTATCTTTTAAGTCAACATTTAAGCAATCAACATCAATTAAAAATGGATCAAGAGTTCCATTTTACGACAAGGCAAGAATAATGGAAGAGGGGATTCCTGTTGTAATTGCACCTAAAAAAGCACAGGCACTATCCTTTGATATAAATGGAGAACAAATATTTACTAAGCAACCAGTAGAAGTATCAAATCCTGGAGGAGACGAAGTAGAGGGTTCATTTGAAAAGATATTCGATTCATTTTTTAAAAGATATTTTACTCAGGCATTTTTAATAACAAGCGGTATATCTCAATACCTAGAAAACCCAGTAGCATATAAAAAGAATATGACTGCTGGCAAAAAAGGTGGCAAGGTTAAGGGTTATCAAACAGGGTATCGCTGGATAGCAAACGCAGGAGTTGGATTATGACAGAATCGACATCATTATTAAATACACCAGTGCTATGGATTAATACATATTTACAAGAAAAGATTAGTTTGTTGACTGGCTTCCAAATGAAGCCATTTTTCCCAACAGGTCCATCAACATTAGAAGCATTACAGAATCAATTTGAAGACGGCACCATGGTTGTGTGGGATCGAATGTTTAGGATGCGCCGTGGCCCCTTTCCACACATTAAATGTGAACAGGTTTTGTATTATTTTTATGCTATGGGAGATAATCAAGGTTTAACTCCTGCTGAAAAAATGGTCCAAATACAAGAGGCAGTGATGAGACTTATGGATAGGGGAGATGAAAGTGCTCAGGAGTTAAATGAGTGGGCTAAAAATAATCCTATAGATTTTAACAGAAACCCTAACCTTCCTTCAGATCTAGTTTATTGCAAATTCTATTTCCATAACTTCAAGATATATCAGTTAGAAGAGGCACGGGATATAGTAGACTTCGGAACAGCCCGAACCTATGC